GCATAAAGATGTGCCAACTGCAATGTTCCATCCAACTGAACGAACTCTGTATTTACCGATATGGGAAGATGTTTCGAAGGATGTGTATGATCTATTGGTAGGTCATGAAGTCAGTCATGCGTTGCACACGTCAACTGAAGATATTGTTGACATTTGTGAACGGATTGATGCTGATAATATCGATGTTGTTAAGGACTACCTTAATGTGGTAGAGGATGCACGTATAGAGAAGAAGATCAAACGGAAGTACAATGGTCTGCGTAGGTCATTTCGTAAAGGGTATATGGAATTGTTTGAAAATGATTGGTTTGGTACTGAAGGTCGATTGTTGGAAAGTTATGATTTTATTGACCGTATTAACTTACACTTCAAAGTAGGTACTTTGATGGAAATTCCGTTTTCACATGAAGAATTGCCTTACCTGAGTAGAATTGCCGATGTCGAAACTTTTGATGAGGTTTTTGATCTTGCCGAAGAACTATACAACAAGGCAAAAGTCGAAAAGGAAAATGAAGAAGAAGAAGAAGTTTCTGGATCGTCCAATGGTGACGAGGATGGTGATGAAAATACTGAAACCAATGAACAAGAATCACCTGATGGAACTGTAGAAGATGAAGAATTTGAAATTGACGGTGAAGAAGAACAACTGGTCAATAGATCCGAAACGCAAAAAGAATTGGAAACTGCTTTAAATAAACTGAATACTGAAAGTATGAATGAAGGTCTTCAATATGCTAAAATTCCAATTGTGGATTCTAATCCATATATAGTCAAATATAGTGAATGGAGTCCATTGGTTATGAAGGGATTGCAATCAGACAAAAGGCATATGGAAGGTTGGTTGGAAGGAAAAAGTTCGGATTATAAGAAATTTAGAATGGATAGCACCAGAGTGGTTAACTATCTTGCCAAAGAATTCGAACTCAAGAAGAATGCACAGCAACATGCTAGGGCATTAACTTCCAAAACTGGTGTGTTGGATGTTAACAAAATTCACTCATACAAGTTCAATGAGGATCTGTTCAAGAAAATTACGGTTATACCAGAAGGAAAAAATCATGGATTGCTGTTTTTTGTTGATTGGTCTGGTTCTATGCAAGGCAGTATTAATCCAACATTGAAACAGTTGTTGAATTTGGTGTGGTTTTGCCGAAAGGTTAATATTCCTTTTGAGGTGTTTGCATTTACTGATAACACCGATGCTTTTAAAAAGGATATTCCCTACAACTACAAAAACGGTGATCTGATGTTAGGTTCAGTCAGATTGGTTCAACTTGTGTCGAGTACACTTAATACGAAATGTTTCAATGATGCGTGTCGAACAATTTATCTATTGGCATATGCACTGAAAGAGATGTATTGGGATGTTGACTATTCTATGAAATTGTCATCGACTCCTCTGAATGAGGCAATTGTACTTTCACATGACATCATACAGAAATTCAAATTTGCAAACAAATTGGAACTTGTGAATACGGTTTTCTTGACGGATGGTCAAAGTAACGGTATGGATTATGTATATGATTCTTCTAGTAGTACAGGCAGTCAAACATTTAGATCTGGTCAAGGATGGTTCAATAAGAAAACTAATCGTTGGGAACGTAATAAATCCATTATTACAGATCGTGTCACTAAACTTACCTATAGTGTAGCATCACGTGATGACACTACAAATGCACTTTTGAGGTCTGTAGCAGATAGACATGGTGTTAACGTGATTGGGTTTTTTGTAGGTAGCAGTCCATATGATATTAAAATCGTTCTACAACATCAACTTCATACGGATGATATTAAGAACATCATGAAAGAATTCCGTAAGGAAAAGTGTATAGTAGTTGACGACTCTAAGGGGTACACAGAGTTTTATGTCATTTCAGGTGGTAAGGATTTGGATGTAGAGGAAGACAGATTGGATGTTGCAGATGATGCAACTAAACGAGTGTTGACGACTGCATTTAAAAAGCAACTCAAAAATAAGATTGGGAATCGAGTTATATTGAATCGTTTTGTCGATCTGATAAGTTAGGAGAAATATGGAACATTTGAAGGATCTTTCGGACTATAAGAGCAAGAAAGTTCGAAAGATAAATACCAAACATTCGGTTTTAGTACCAAGAAAAACCTCAACACTGCACAAGAAGTATCTCAAGAAGTATGGTAAATTGAATGCAGTTGACAAATATGAACAATATCTAAAGGAGTATGTAAGCAATGAGTAAGAGACAAAGAAAAGCAATAGACCGTAGTCGTAGAATTCGTAAAGCAAGTAATATCAGAAGGAATAATTTACCACATAACACACCGATTGAGGATGAGGATGGTAATAATATGAAGGATGCCAATGGTGAAGTTTTGATGGAACGGAATCCTTTGAAGGGAACTATAAGGCAACAAGGAAGGATACAATGACGATTACATACGTTGATTCGGATGATACTGCTTTTTTGTTGGATGACGTTACGGTTTTGCTAAATACTATTGATGGAATCCTAGAAGATCATGAGTATGAAGAAACATTGTATTCCTATGCAATGTTTCAAGAAATCGACAGACTTTATGGTATTGAGGGTGTTGATGAGATGTTTACTGAGATTATGCTTGACAATTTTGATTATGACAGAGGTGAAGAAGATTACGTATGAACCCGAACATGCAGAAATTTGATTTGAAGGACATATTGTTGATTGCAGTTTGGTATGAAAAACAGTATGGTTACGAGAATAAGACAATGATGGAAAAGGGAGAATCAGATACGACTACTGGTACGAGGACAAAGGATTTTTTTAGTAAGCAAGATTATTTCAGATTGCTAGAAACGGTTAAAGACGGATCTGGTGCTATTTATAATGGAAAGGTCTTGATGGAAAAGGTTGAAGATGTTGTTGCCTACACTAAAAAGTTGCCAGATGTACCCCCATTGGATAGGATGTATAATTATTACAACGATTTGCGTACAGTATTCATGTATTCTGTCGATCCAGAACAGAAATACAAGCACAGTCAGATTGGATTGATTACATCTGCTATCGGACTCTACAACCAGAAATTGACTGAGGATGACTTCAAAGAAAAGGTCAAGACTTCAAAGCATTTGGGTGAAGTGGGGAAACGTGGTGAGTGGTTTGTGAAACTGCTTGGATACAAACAGATGAACAACGACATTGGTGGATATCAATATACGGTGATTACCAGACATGGTGATTATGGTATGTTTTACTCACAAAACAATTTTCATATTGAATTGGGAGACTGTTTTTTGTTCAGTGGTAAGGTTAAAGAACATCGGAATTGGGGAACCAATGAGCATATACCCCAAACAGTTTGGAATTATGTAAAATTGGTAGAGAACGTAGGGAGTGTATAAATGGATGAACTTATGGAACGTCTAAAGGAGATTCGAGAGGGTGAAGATCCTATACCTCTATACAAGTTCCAATATTTTACACCAACGGATCTTCAACAAGCAGCTTTTTTATGTGCCAATTGGCATGTACATCTGATGCAATTGTTGGTGGATATTCAAGAAAAGGATGACTTACAATCTAAGTGGATTGACAGAAGGATGAGACACATTTTGGGGTTGTGTGAGGATGATAAATTATGTTTATGGTGTGCGGGAGAGCAAATAAATGTCTAAACAGGAGTTAGAATCAAAAATATTCAGTCAGTTGGATATGCTGAATACGCAAAATCAACTCAATATTGGTGGAATGGTAATGGCACTCACAATGAGTACTGATCCAGAGTACAAAAAATTGACTTGGGTTGATATGAACAACTATGCCAAAGCATGGATTAAGAAAACTTATTTGAAAAATGGAACAGGTGAAAATGATGGTAAGAACGGAACTGAAACCGAAGAAGGTTGATCAAGGTGGTCTGTTACAGCAACTGAATTGGTATCAGGTCAATTCGGATTTACAAGAATCGAAGTCATACCTATATGACTATATGACTGAGAATGGAAATTCTACCGTAGTGGAAAATCTAAAGAAATTGGATTATCCCTTCCATCCTACAGATGGGTTCGTTGCACGTCTATTATCTATTGGCACTGAAATTCCCGAAAATTCATTAGAGAGTTTCAGGAGTAGTGTCGAGAGGTATATACAACTTGGCAAGGATAAAGTGGAAATTGTGATTGGAACTGGAATAAAAACTAAATCTCAAGTTGGTCAAAAAAGGGGTTTTTACGAGTATATTATTCCAGAATTGGGTGAGGTGGAAATGGCACTTGACCGATTTTTCTTAGATGGGTTCAAGAGTGATTTTTCTATGTTGAAATGGTTACATGCAAAAGAATCCAGACTCAAAGATGCGACTATATATGCGGATTGCTATAGACCGTTATCAGAAGAATTGAAAATGGCAATTGACGGTGATAAGTTTTTTCTGGAATCCTATACGTATATGACAAAAACGCAATTACGCAAGACACTCAAATTTGTGGATTCGTTGATTGATGGTTGCAAAAAATATCTGGAAGGTAAGAAAGTAGTACGTAAGAAGAAGGTTAAAACCCCAAAACAGCTAATTTCAAAATTTCTATATCAGACTTATGATGATGGTATCTATAGTATAGACCCTACCAAAATTATTGGTACGGATCGGTTATGGATCTTTGATACGGTTACTCGTTATTTGACGGTGTATCATGCATTTGATAAAAAGGGGTTGACTGTCAATCGTACTACCATTGTTAATTTCGATGAGGAAAAGTCGGGTAGGAAGAAATTGATTAAATCCAAGAACAACGATCCTCAAGAGTTGCTAAATCGCATATTGATATCGACTAGAGATGGTGCAATGAATATTTTTAATGGATTGACTACTAAGGCAAGTGCCGTACATGGTCGAATGAATAAAAATACAATTTTGTTGAAGGTATCAAGGGAAGGGGATGAGTAGTGGAAATGGAAGACGATGATAGAGTTATAATTCATCCTAGTGTAATTGGTTGGTATGATGAGATGGATGAGTTTATGAGGGATTCAAGAAATGTAGATTTTGTTGATCACCTACTACATGAATTTTTTGTACCGTTTATTTCGACTTTGCAACATCTTGGTTGGAATTGTGCCGATGAAAGATTCATTAAGGATTTCTCGGCATGGATTGAGGTATCGAAAGCAGTACTCTATAGGAGATTCGATATACCTCATCCTGTTCAGAATGGGTTGGATGACATCTAAATACTATAAAGTGAATTGGAGTTTTGATATGCCTATCTTGGTGGATTTCAATCAAGTTTTTATTAGCAACATCATGAAACAACCGAATTTGCACGTATATGGTATACAGGAAGATCTGATTCGGCATATGGTGTTAAACAGTCTGAGGTCGTATAGGTCAAAATTTAGTAACGAGTATGGTGAGTTGGATTTGTGTTTCGACAATCGAAAATATTGGAGAAAGGACGTATTCGAATTTTATAAGGCAAATCGAAGATCTGCCAGAGATGAGTCTGGTGCTGATTGGTCTGGTATTTTTCAATTGATGAGTACACTTAAAACGGAATTAATCAAATATTTTCCGTATAGAGTTCTAGAGGTAGAAGGAGCAGAGGCAGATGATTTAATTGGGGTGATATGCAATCATTTTGGTGATGATAAGGCAATATTGATAATGTCTGGTGATAAGGACTTTTTACAATTGCAAAAGTTTAAACATGTCAAGCAATACAATCCAGTTGCGAAGGATTATGTGATTACTGGTGATCCGTTAAGGACAAAAAAAGAGCATATTATGAAGGGAGACAGAGGTGATGGGATTCCGAATTTTCTGTCTAAGGATAATGTGTTTGTGAATGGGGGAAGGCAAAAACCATTGACCAAAATGAAACTCGAACAATGGTCTAAGTTAGAACCCGAAGATTTTTGTGATTACGAGATGCTATACGGTTACAAACGCAATCAGCAACTAGTTGATTTTGACTACGTTCCAAGTGCTATACGAAAAGAGGTTATAAATACGTATATCAATTATGAGTTTAATGATCGATCACAACTGATGGGTTATTTTATGGCAAACAGATTAAAGGACTTGATGGAGTCCATAAGTGATTTTTGAGAGGTGATATAGATGGCAGATTTAACAAATGTATCGTTACATGAGGTTTTTTTGAAGGTTGGTGCAGAAAAGAAGATTTCCGAAAAGGTGAAGATTTTGCAATCGTATGACACACCCCCAATACGTGCTGTTTTGAGAGGTGCGTATGATCCAACAATTAGATGGTTAGTGCCTAGTAGTAAACCACCATTTGAACCGAATGATGCTGAAGATTGGGATCTTGCCCCGACACGATTAGATGTTGCAATAATGAATCAAATCAAGAATTATGTATGTAGATTGCAACCAGACGGAACTTGGGGTAAAGGTGTTGCAATAGAATCACAAACACGTAGAGAGCAACTTTTTATTGAATTTGTAGAAGGGTTGCACCCAACAGAAGCAGAAATCGTTTTTATGATGATTAACCGAAAACTAACATACAAAGGACTAACACCGAAGTTGGTCGATCAAGCATTTCCGGGGTTGATACCAAATGGCACACCTGTATGATGGATGAAAGTTTAAAGTGTGGAATAGGGGGTAGATGTTGGATTGGAGATATGTAGATACTAGTAGTGTAAAAATAAACAAGAATTTGCCAGAGGGTTACTATGCATGTACGGAAGAAAATGGTGATATCGTTATACGTAATTTGAAAGAGGAGTCAAACCGATGGGGTGATCAAAGAAGTAAATTCTTTGATGATCCAAATAAAGAGGATTATCCATATTGCCGACATCATAATTTTCAATATATTGAGATGTACCATTGGGGTGAATCACCTAAGTACGGAACTGATTATGAGAGAGATGGATGTCATATAAAACCGAATGATGTGGTAGTGGATATAGGTGCAAATATTGGAATGTTCACAAGACTTGCATTGGAGAAGGGTGCAAAAAAGGTCTATGCATTCGAACCATCAACTGACGCATTTAAATGTTTTTTGATAAATATTGACAGTTCAGAGGTGAGTGCATATAAAGCATGTATCAGTGATGTAAGTGGATTTCAAGAAATGAACATCACAGAGGGTACGTATCCAATGGCAGAGATTGTACGTGATGGAATGAAATTGGAAACAATAGAAATTGTACCATCCTATACGTTGGATGATTTGATTGATCATGAAATAATACCGACTCCAATAGATTTTTTAAAGATTGATGTCGAGGGTAGTGAGATAGAGGTGTTTCGTGGTCTGTCAGATGAGAACCTAGCTAAAATTGATCGTATTGCAATAGAAATACATTATGCACCAGAGAGTGGAATCAATAGAAATGCTCAAATAAACGGTACTGTAGAAAGACTTTGCCAAACCTTTGCAAACTCTTATCAACTGGTTTATAATCCTAATGATGATTTAGAAAGGTATTGGACTGCAACTGGAACTTTTTGGAGATAATTTGTATTTACAAATAAATGTAAAATAAACATGTTTTGCTGATCTCTCTAGTACATCTGAGGTTGCAGTCCACCGATTGAACCTGAGCAATCCTGAGAGCATACAGAGGTGCTGAGAGGACAGCAAGAACCATGCCAATGCCCCTTGCCGAAAGACTTTGGAGGTGATGAGAGAACACTTATGGCAAGTTGGCATGGTTCTTGCTCCTATATAGAGTGAGAGGCTTTTAGAGATACTTAGTTACTTAAGAGCTTATGGGAGATTCCTGGAAACGCTTAGTGCGTCATCGAGATATCGGGGTCAGGAAAACCCATAACCAACAGTCACATTTTAAGGAATTCCTTAGATTCGACCCTACTAGTATACTAAATAGGCCCCGATAAGGAATCCATTAATTTTTAATGTGACTCCTAAAAAATTTAATGTGACTCCTAAAAAACTTTAGGATTCCTAGAAAAATGGAGAGAGAGAAATATATGAGATTAATTGGAAGTATTGCAGGATTTATATCTGCAACAATATTCATGTGCGTATTAGGATGGGTTGCAATATTCAATCCGAGAAAAGCAGATGAACTTTTTATTAAA